CATTAGATTCTTTACAATGTTTCCATAAGGTGTATCCATGATCTTAGCCTTACCAATGAAGTTATCTCCATCTCTTTCTAAGGACTTAATCATATGCGATACACGCTCTAAGTTAAGCGTAGGACCACTTGGGTGTCCTAGTTCACCGAATGCACGATTTTGCTTAACATATTCGTTGTTGTAGCGTGCGACCTCTTTGTTAAGAGTCTCAGTACGGTACATACGTTTGTTTCTGTTTTGGATATCACCTTGTAAGAAAATACCTTCAATGAAGTATGCTTTCTTACCATTGCCTTTATCCTCAACAAGGTACTTAACGTCTTCTACTAATTCTGCGATTAATTTCATTTATAACCTCATGCGTAAGCAACTGAAGTTGCTCTGATTAAATTAGGAGCTGCAACAAATGCTCCTAAAATTGTAATTGTGTCAGTAGGCTGTTTAACAACATACTCACAGCTATAACCGGAACCGTGATGTCCCAGTGTAAATGTGCCGCGTACAGTACCGGTATTAGAAGCGACTTGAATTACTGCAGAATTAGCAGACTCAAGATTAATAATACGCACCAAGGAGGCGGAGCTAACAGAGTTAGCAGCTGTATTAACGATTGATATTTCTGATGAAATAATTTTTAGTGGTTCTGCCATATAGTTCTCTTATGTGTATGCAACACTGGTTGCTCTAACAACCACCGCCCCGGATGTTAAAATTATATCAGTCGGTTCTTTTACTAAAATAAATTTAGAAAAATCTGTACCTTTATGCCCAACAGTGGTAGTGGCTTTAACGTCACCATTTGCATAACACAGACGAACTTTTTCAGAAATATTAGCGTTTGTGTTAATAATCCTAACCATCTTAGCCGAATTAACAGTATTACCAACAGTATTAGATAAAGCTATCTCAGTCGATAATACCTTTACTGTATCTACCATTATTCAGCCCCAATGTTAGATGCAAATTCGATCAACTCATCCTTACGACCTTCATCGAGCATCTTCATCATGGATGCACGATTATCTTCATCAAGGTTTGCATAAAGGTTAAGAAGCGTTACATCAACATCTTCCTTCATTGCCTTAACTACTGGAGGTGCGGCATATTCACCTTGTTGAAGAATGCTGTCATGAATGTCTTGTAACTGGCGGTGAATATTCTTAATGTCACCTACGTGACCCCAGTGGGCAACACCACTACCATAACCTTTTTTATTGGTTACATTATCATAGTGCTTAGAAAGACCTGCGTGAATGTTCTTAAGAAGCTTGGCGGAATCGGCGTGATACTTTTGGAATTGTGCATGCGATTCGTCACCTTCGTTAATCAGCTCAACTGACTCGTTAGTTTTAACTTGCTTAACACCTTCTAACTCACGCACACCATATACTTCTGCATCGTTTTTATCTGCCCAATCCGATAGGTGATCGTGGTGTTTAAACGTTTTACGCCATTGCGTGCTCTTCATACCTTTAACTCCATAGGCTTCAATGGTATGACCTTTTGCTGCTTCTTCGAGTTGATCAACTTCTTCCTTCGTCAATCTTGCAGTTGCTTTATCAATACCGTTTAAGCGCTTGATAGCCGTTTTAAGGTCTTTATTGAAATCATCAGGTCTTGCAGAAATTGGAGTATTGAAATGACGTGAATCAACACCACCCTGCATGTAACTGTGCATTGCTGCTTTATTAGCTGCTTTTTTTATGTACGAGCCGATAGTAGATGTCTTCAACTCGTCCAGTTGATCTACATCTTCTTTTTTCATACTAACACCACGAGCCTTTAATACGTCACCGTGTGTAATACGCTTCTTATTTCCGTGCATGGCAGCAAGCTCTCTCTCGCGAGGAGTCTTAGGTATACTGCCCTCTTCTTCAACCATGACTTCTTCTTTCATGCTGGGTTTTTTACCTGTTTGTGGTAATCCCATTTTCTTCTGTAAGTCTTTGCGTAGATCTTCATCACTGCCGTGCCCAACGGTGTCAACTACTTTCTTCACAACTCTCTTTACAGTATCCATAACACCTTCGTTTACGGACTTATTCATACGTTTAACCTCATGTTCGGCAGTATCTTGAGCATCCTTTTTATCATCGTGGTGACTTACTGGGCCTTCGCCCATGTGCTTACCGTTCTTGTAGAAGTGAACTTGGTACTCATTCCATTCAGCGTCGCGTTTTACGACTGCGTGAACTGGACCTTCACCTTTACCGTGTACGGAAACGTTACGAAGAGCTTCTTCAATCTGCTCGAACTCTTCCTTAGCTAGTCGCTTTGATGCAGACTCAATACCTGACAGACGTGAGCCTGCCTTGGCTTGTTGTTTGTATCCGGCTGATCTGTGCGCCATGCCTTTATCTGTGTGTGACTTAACTGTATCAGCGCTCTTACCTTGTTTAAGAGCTTTAAGTCCGTCAGCGAATTCTTCATCACCTGCTGAGTGCTCACCAGCTGCATTTTTTGTTTTTCTTACGGCATCCTTTGATGCCTTGCTGATATAAGAACCAAGTGTAGACTTTGATAGCTCGTCAATCTGCTCGATATCTTCCTTGACTGTTCTGGACCCCATTTTACGGTATGCGGCCGGAGAACTTGGTTTCATATAACCAGGAACAGAAGCAGTGCCTGCAAACACACTCTTTGAGTGCTCGTTTGCTCTTGCAGACATCTCATCGCTGCCAGACTCGGCGGCTTTTTTGTGCAAATTCATCCCACGGGTGTGGATGCTCTTTGTGTCTTGATCGGTCGCTTTTTCCATAGCAATGCGGTGCTTATCTGACATCTTGGTGTGATATTCTTTACGATCGCCCACCGTCTGCACGATTGCTTCGTCGAGCTCGACTTCCTCGTACCGGTTATCCCACGATACACCCATAGCTTTGCGTGATGTATTAATATCTGCACCGCGTTTATCTGCACGTTTAATGCCTGATGTACGCTTTTGCATTTGCTTAACTGAATACGACCTTGCATCTTTATCAGCTGATAATGAGTGTAGTGCATTACCACGACGACTACTATCGGCCTTAACAGCATAACTTTGAAGTGTCTTCTTGCTCAACTCATCAAGTTGCTCATAATCTTCTGTCTGCATGTAAGCTTCGATTTCTTCAAGTGTGAAGTCTTCAAGACTCTCGTAAACCTTCTCATCTTCACCGGCTTCGTACCCGTGACGCTCTTTTTTACGATCAACCTTTTTGACGTTAGTTCCTTGGAACACGTCATCTTTGTTACCATTTGCATCATCGTACTTAACGGTAACATGCTTATCGACAAACTTTTGTTCGTCAGCAGCTTTTGGTCTGTAAACCTCAAGCATCTGTTTCAGAGTCTTGGCCATCTTGTTCCTCGGTTTCTATTTCTGTTTCCTGATCGGATGTATCAAAATATTTTTGTGCTACATCCTGTCTTTTTATTTCTATTGCAGCGCCGATCTTATCACCTATTAGATCATCAAAAACAGCTCTAAACTGTTCTGGATCCTTTTCCATAATACTACCTACTAAATCTGCTGTTGCGTATTCCGCCATAATTAAATCTCCATGTTGTATTTATTGTCCGTTAGAATTAGGTTGTACTGGTGCTCCGGGCACTGGTATTCCTGATCCTGGGGACATGGGGTTGCCTGTTTCGTCAAGAGGAGGATTGAATCTCTCATCATCTTGCTCATCTTCGATAATCTCATCCTGCTCTTCAATATCCTCATCTGACTGACGTAGAATATTTTTACGAATCCACTTATGTGAGTAGTACTTACCTGCATAAGGTTCGATCAGGTTCAATGTGTTCAATCTACCAGTCAACACTTCTGTTTCTTTCAGTTCAGCAAAGTGATTATCTTTGGCGTAATCGAAGCGGATGTGTTGTGAGATTTCTTCCCAGTCGGTAGATGTTGTGATACCTTTAAGTATCAACTGTCTTTCTAGACACTTTATGAATAATTGGGAGAAGCGTAGTCTAAGTCGGTTTACGAACTTAGCAAACTTCACCTCATCTCTTGACACCTGTGTTGATCTACCGATATCAAATGCATCGTTTGATGATTCGAGTCTTGAAGTAGGTACGTTCAGTGACTTGTACAGCTTCTTTAGGAAGTATTCAACGTCTGACATCTCACCGAGGTTTTGTCCAGCTGGTAGTGTTGTAACTTCTGTACCCTTACCACCTTCACGTCTTGGGAACCAGAAGTCTTCCAACATTGTCATGAACTTACGGTCATCTCTGATCTCACCTGTACTTGAGTCATACACCAGTCTGTTTTTAAACTTGGTCATGATATCACTCAAGTACTGCTCGGCCTTCATCTTTGGTAGATTACCAACGTCGATGTAAAAGATTCTTCTTTCTGGGGCACGAGATACTCTGTAGATGACGGTTGCATCTTCAAGTGTTCGTAATTGGTTCAAAGGCTTGATAGCCTTGTGCAGGTATGAAAGTACGATTGTGTTATTAACATCCATCATACCGGAGGTGACATGGACGATGCTGTCTTTTGCAATTCTCAGACCAGTGGTTGCTTGAGAATCGGTAGCAGATGCAGCTCCTGCTTTTTGATTATTTAACCCCTTCTCGTTGTACAAGTAGTACTCAGCATTAACCTTGGTAGTGGTAGTAGCTGTATTAGGGTCTCTTTTCTTTTTGATCTCTCTGATCTTGCGTATTTTTCGCGGATCAAGATATCTAATTTCTTGTATGCCTTCTTGAGGTCTTTTATTGTCGATAACAATATGGTAGTACAATCTACCATCGATGTACCAACGTCTGAACAACTCATATGGTTGCTGTTCAAACTTGAGCATATTCAGAACTTCTTCGAACTCTGCCGTGATTGTCTTTTTGACGCTAGATGATAACTGTACATCATCAAGGTTAATCTGTACTACCTTTTCTTCAGGCTCAGATACAATAGCTTCGTTAACAATATCATCAATAGCGGTATCCACTTCTGGGTGCTGGGCTACTTCACGGTATTTGTTAATTAGGTCAGCTTCAGAACGAGCCGATCCTTCCATATCAACGTATGTACCGTAAGCACCACCTGCAGCAACAACAACAGCCCCGTCATCCTTAGCCTCTGGTGTAAAGGTTTGGATGTCGGGGTTTGCTTGTTGCGCAAGTTCTTGCTTGCGGCGAATTTCAAAACCAAATAATTCTGCCATATATCCTCAATAAAAATGGCGGTAAAAATACCGCCTCATGATTAAACGCCGCCGGCGTTGCCGGTTGAACCACCTGAAACATCCCACCAGTCGTACTGGAATGTTACTGTGAATTCTTCAAGGGTGTCTGTAGAATTCCAATCCAACTCAATTGTGGAGATTTCAGAAGGGTAGATACCATTGAACGTATATGTTCTAATAGGTACACCGGTCTTTGAAAACTGTGTCACTTGAGCCTGTGCTTTGTAAGCCAGGGGGCTTGCAGAGCTGAAGTTTCTCAGGTTACCCTGATGTGATTGGATTTGATTAGACCACTGCTCCATTGCATTACGGATCAGGAAGTCTTCATCGTTAATGATGGTAACAGTCCAGTCAGCAAATGTTCTATCGCCAGCCAGCTTAACCTTACGACCAAAGTATGGTACTTCAATCATACCTAAGGTAGATGCAGGGATTTGAGCTGCTCTTACCATGAAAGGTACTTTGATGTTTGCCACACCGTTAGCCGGGTTTTGAATCTGTACCTGGAAAAGGCTATTTCTAGCCCCTCCCAAGGTTAACTGACTTCTAATTTCGTTTACATTAAACGCCATATTTGTTTCTCCTTGTCTTAGTTATTTATTAAAATCTTCCGACGATTTCGGAGAACTCAACACCTGTTCTAACTGCGACAAAGTTCAGCTGAATAAAGTTGATAGACTTGTTTGGCTTAATGTAAATATCGCCAACGAATTCGTTTCTATCAATTACACCAGCAGTGTTGTTGGTTGTATCACATACGACCTTGAATTCGAGAATACCACCACGACCTTGAACGTCGCGTAGGAACGGCTCAACCAAGTTCTTAAACTCACCGCGTGTGAAGTCATCATTGAATTCAAACAGTGCAAACTTAGCAGCAGTTGAGATTGCTTTTTCAAGTACAATGAACAATCTACGTACGTTAATGCGATCGAAAGCAGAGCTCTTAGCAGACGCTGTCTTATCACCGTAAAGGATAGTACCTTGGCCTGGGAATGAAACAACAGGGTTAACACCAGCCTTGTAGAGAATGTCTCTCTCAGCCTTAGATGGGTTGTAAGCAAGCTTAATAACGTTCTTGATAATACCGCGGTTGAAGCCAGCTGGTGAGAACCATGGATCACGTACATTGTCTGTCAGCACGCATAGACCGGCAATATCACCGTTCAGAGGTACATAGCGATATACATCGTTGTACTTGTCGTACTGGTATTTGTAGCCTGAGTCAATAACTGCGTATGTAGAGGATGTAACTGCTGCACGATATGCTGCAACCTTCTCATACTCATTACCTGCAGATACTTGTACGGTTGCGAACTTATTTGGTGTAATGAATGCAACGCAATCCTTACGTGTCTCGGCAACGTTACTGATAATGTAATTGGCTAATTGCACAAGACTGGTAGCTGCGGTTGTGGATGTTTCAGCCACACCACCTCTTGCCTTACCTTGCAGTA